TCGTTGAGGTTATTTTTTAATGTATTTAAATCTAACGCCATTTTATTGTATATTCTCCGCAATTCCACCATAAATGATTATAACTACTATGATGTTTTCTTCTTTGACGATAAATTTCATTTACATAAAATTTATAATCATATGGATTAAGTTCTAAACGTTGAATAATTGTATGATTTTTATCCCAAGCATAATAGTTAAAAAATGATACAGATAAGTTTGAAGGTGGACCATCATTAGGATCATTCCATGGTTTATAACCACGCAAGAATGCATTATGAACTAACATAAATACTGGCTGGTAATTCCAACCATTGTATATATAAGCATAAGCTTCGTTCCACTTATTATAATTTTCTTTATTCATTTCTTGATTACTGCGCCATTGCGGAAGCTTAACATAATTACGATAGTTATTTGTCGTAATGATAGTTTTATTAGTTACTAATCCATAAGCATTAAATTCTAATAATGTTTTGTCTCCACGTTTAATAGCAAACGGAAATGCTTCGATAGAATATTCATCGATGTTAAACAATGTACTAATCGATCCTTGTGTAAAATTAATACAAGGATTATCTCCAGAATTAATAATTAGCTTACCATTAGTTTCTGGATTGTCGTACCTGATAAAATCATTAACCTCGCTTAATTTAACAAATCGATTATTACATTCATCTTTCGTATAATAATTTGCTAGTGTCGAATTAACTAAATTTTTAAGATCATCGATACTTTCGGCAACTTTATCATTAAGATAATGTTTCATATTTTCAAGACGAGTATTATACTGATTAATTAAATCTTGAATAGCATTACCTGAAATAGTCTCGTCGAATTGAATTAAAGAACCGATGATTTCGTTTATTTTTTTAACTTGTAAAAAAGTCGTTACTTTATTTTTTAAATGTTCGATCATCGCCACAATACCTTCAAGATCTTTCCGAAATCACGACTTTTATTACCGTCATAATCTTCGCCTACCCAACCTGTTTTTGCTGTTAGCATAACATAAGTTTTCGTAACTTCTAAACCAGCTGTAGCATATGGTGTAAAAAATTTAATCGGTACTTCAGCACTACACATATATACATATGACGGAGCTAATTTATGTTCGTTTTGTTTATCCCAATAGGTAAAATCAGACGTCGTATTATCGACAATGATAATTAAATCATTCCAACCAGATGGTAATGTTACCGTACCGCCTACATTATCGACACGACTATTTTCGATAATATTCCAAGTTGCCGGAATATATTTACGTTCTATTAATTTAAATAGATCACGATTTAATGCGCGTTCTGTTCCGTCATTAATATTCTTAGCAAATAATTCTGATCCGTCTGGATTAATCATTTTAAGCCAATCGCCATCCATAATAATTTTAACGCCATTAATTGTCATTAAAATATTATCACTTTTATGAGCATTAATAACAGCATTATCCATTGTTAATGTATGGTTTAAAATCCAATCGGTAGCTTTCGATATAAAATTATCTTTATTAGAACTATTTAAATAACGAGCATCGTCTTCTGATCTCGTAAAATAATTCTTTATTTTTTCTAGCCAACTAGCTTTTTCATCGACTAACGACTTACTAATTTCTTTTCGAGCCGTATTATATTCTCTATTAATATCATTAAATTTATTAATAAACTCACCAGCCGTAATATTATTCGTATTATTTTCTTGTTCTAATACATTATATTCATCGATAATCTTATTAATTTCTTGCGTAGCTTTTACCGACGTAGATTGTTCTTTCATTCGTTCCATGAATATATCTCCTTATCGATAAAATACTCTATAAATCGTACCGTTCCATCTATTAGATTCTAGCTTAATATAATTATTTGCTAAATTAATATTGCAGTACGATGGGTTATATCGTTGAATGCCTAATGATAATTCTATTAATATATGATCGATATACATATGATCGTTATCGATTCTATCAGTATATTTCATAAGAATTAATAATTGGTTAGCATCGTCGTTAATAGCGTCGCCATAATATACGGATTGTCCGACTCCTAAATTACGACTATTAGGTAGTTCAATCCAGTTACCTGGACTAATTCTAGAAATACCTGTAATGACTTCTTGCCCGTTATTATATACGATATTGTCGCGTATTTCAAATACGTTATTACCGTTATTCGTTATTTTTAAAACACCGGGACGAATTTCTAAAGAACCGTCGGGAAACGTAATAACCGGACCAGACGTATTGTTTAGTTCGATCGATTTACCGACATTAAGATTTTTACGTAACGTAATATCTTGATCTTTTAATAAAAAATTACTTAAGTCTTGTATGCGATTGAATAAAGCATCGCTTTCATCTTTCGTATAATATAATTTAATCTTATTCTTTATTAGTTCGATAGCGGCAGCTAAATTATTTTTAGCCGTTTGAATTGCATTGCGAATATCTCGCATAGCATTTTCTATATAGCTACCGATATTTTCTTTAGTCGGTCTATTATCAGATAATTCTTTAAGTCTATTAATTTCAGCATCGAATTCATTAATTTTAGCATTGATTTTCTGCAAGCCAATTTGCTGAATTAATTTTTGAATCATACAGTATCACCATGTTCAATAACATTACTCATTTGAGTATTATAATATAAAACATATCCTCTTTCAGGATATACGCTTCGTAATAATACTTGAGAATCTGTTACTTCAGAAGTAATTGTCGAAGCTTTTTTAATTTGTCCGTCGTAAATTACGACTTTAACAACTTCGGCATTCGGTAATTCTAACGTGAGTTGATAATCATCGGTAGCATTTTTAACCCATTTATTAGAACCGAATTCTACTTTTTGAAGAACAATGCTTTGATTAATTTTATCAACAACAGCATTAGGTAAAATACTTTTTCCATTTCTAACTAAAATCTCCCAGTCAGTACCATTAAATCGGTAAATAGAACCGGCTGTATCGCCACTATTAACTGCAGCAATATCACCTAATACTGCATCGGGATATGTCGTAAACAAATCGGCAACGCTATTAACACTTTGCTTCCAGCAATTTGTATCGGCAGCTTTCGTTAATGTCGTTAATAATTCGTCACGCAATAAAAAATCTTCGATAGGATGTCCCATAAACTTACGAGTATCTTCACTTAAATCGCTTCGGTCAGAATTACCAGAACGATCGGAAAGAATCGAATGTTTTGGGATCCATTTTTTAAACTTCTGTTCGAGAGTTTCGCCGTCGCTAAATACGACTTGATCGGCTGTGGTGCTAGGGTTAAATAAATCTTTACCACCAGTACCATTCTCGACAAGAACTTTACCTTTTATATCAGCCATAATTAAATGTCCTTTTCATTAATTTTACAAAAAAATATCTAATTTACAAAATTATATTACAAACAAAAAAAAGAGCTTGTCATTAAGACAAGCTTACTTTTTTAACTTTTAATTTAGCGTTCGATTGTTTTTCACCATCGAATAAAGCAGTATGTCCTGCGCGAATAATTCCGAGGTTGGCTGTATATATCGAACTAAAAATAATAAGTTCGATCGTAACACCACCACCGACATCGCCTTCACAAAATGCCATAAGATTGCCTTTACGATCTTTGCGTTCGTCGATCTTAGTAATCTTAATCGGAACTTTAAATACATCGTGCCCATCTTCATAATCAAACCATTCTGGCGTACATGTTACTGGGCAACTTAACGATTGCATTTCATAATCCATAATTACGTCTTCGTTAAAATCGTCGATATCTAATATCTCGATTTTTTTATCTTTACGTATTTCATGAAATTCATTTAATAGTTCATTACGATTTATCTTATAATTATTAAAAGCACCCGACATAATCAATGCTTCACCAACACGTTTATTAAAAGCTTTTTTACCTATTTTGTCTAATGCATCTTTTAATGAAGTATATGGTCTATTATCTACAATAGCTGGGATAGAAGATTCGCCAACACCTTTGATGGACCCAAGACCAAATAAGATATTATTTCCATCAGGAGTAAAATCCCGATTAGATATATTGATGTCCGGAACTTTAACATCGATACCTTCCTTTCTAATCATCGGAATATACCGCAATAAATCTTCAGTAGCTTGCATCGATAAGAATGCTGAATAGAATTCTACCGGATAGTATAATTTTAACCATGTTGTCAACATGCTGATAAAAGAATATGCTACAGCATGAGAGCGATTAAAGGCATACGAGCTAAATCCAGAAATATATTTGAAATAATATTTCATTTCATCTGGTGTATAGCCATTAGCAACAGCGCCCTTAATTTCTGGACCATATTTTCCTTTAGGATCATACCAAGGAGCATTATCATCTTGTTCCCAACCTTCAGGGCCTTTACAGTTTTTCTTGCCATAAATATGACAACGTTCCATAAAAGGCATTAAATCTATACGTTTTTTTGCCGTAATTTTTCTAGTAATTGAATCAGCTTGATTATCATCAAATCCAGATACCTGTTTAGATATCTGCATTAATTGTTCTTGATATGCAATTACGCCATAAGTATTATCTAAAATATTTTCAATACCATGAATAGGATATTCTACATCTGATTTACCATTTTTACAAGAAATATATTGTTTGTCAAGACCCGCAGTAAGAGGGCCTGGCCGCATTTTGTTAAGTAAAATTTTCTTTTAAAAAATTATCTGTTAATTTGTCGGTATACTTAATCCTTACTAATTTGATGTCATGTTCTTCACATAGGATATTTTTTGTTATATCTAAAAATATCCTATATAAAAAATCATTATTATTTTTGTAATATCTTTTTTCATTTCTAAAATGCTGAGGCCCATCATATTCTACAGCTAAATTTAAATTGGGAAAAAAAGCATCTATCATTAAATAATGGTTAGTAACTGGACTTTTCAACCAATCAAATGTTTTTTCTAAACAATAATCTTCATTTAAAAATTTTGAAATTTTATTAAAAACAATAGAACAATTCGTAGGTCTTCCTTTTTTATTTTCTTTTATATTTAACTTTTTTTTGAGATTATTTATACCATCGAATCTATCATTATAACAAGCAAAAGAATATTTTGATTCTTTTGCTATTAAATCACATGTAACTTCTTTATGTTTGTGATATAGATCAAGGAAATCTTTTATTAGATCTTCATTAGATGGAGATCTTCCTGACGGATGTCTTTGAATATTTAATTTCGTATACATATTAGAAAAATTTCCATAAATTCTATTTACAATTTTTGGACCATAGGTTGAATATTTTTCCATAATTGGTTTGCTTACATAGCCAAACCTTTCAACTAAGCTAAAAATTTCTTCATCTAGCTCTTCTTTTGTAACAAGTTTATGTACTTTTTCATTGTAAGGAATATTGTATTTTTTACATAACTCTCGAATTGTAATATTGAATTCTCTGTTTATAAAATCAATAGATATTTCAAAGTCTGATTCTTTTATGAGCTTATCTGAAATTTTTTGATTTGGAAATTTTTCAAGTATTTTATCTTTAATAATTTCTAGCGAATATATCTTTTTATTGCGAGTATGATAAGCTAAATCAGTTTCAAAAGCTATTGCATTTTTTATTGATTTATATTTCTCAAGCAAATAATAATAAAGATTTTTGTTTATTTTTTTAATTAATAATGGCTTAAACTTATCCTTATGTTCTAAGCATATTTTTCTTAAATAGTAATTCATATGTACAATCCTTTCATATTAAAATGATCTTACATAATATATATTACTACATATAATAGGATATTGGTCCAAGACATAGATTAAATTTTACTGCTAAGTAATTTCTTCTTAGCTCTTATATTTTCATATAAGTTCGGACTATATATTTAGCTAATTATTATAGCATACTGGGGTTCCTAATATAAATCACTTTATATTAAGTGGGATATTCCCATAGTCTCTGAGGCGGAACTTATCGTGCCTGCTGATTACCCAATCCTTAATATTGTTACACTATGGTAATTAAGGCTCTAAGGGAGTTCCAGCATATAACCCAGTTTATACTCGGCCGATATATTTAACCGAGTGCTGTCGCTGCTGCAATATCATTAAAAGCAGTTGGTCGCATATTTATCATCATGTCTTTAAACATATCAGATTCTAATTGGAATATACAATCTGATTTAGCACAAGCTAACATTTGATACAATTTTTTATCTTCGATATCGAAATTATCATATAGCCAATCAACATCTTTATGAAGATGGTCGAGTGTTTTTTCGATAATCGATAATGTTTTTAATCCGAGAATATCGAGTTTCGCCGTACCTAATTCTTCACATTCGATACCGGTAAACAATGTAATCATAACACCATTTTCATCGGTACGTGTCGGAAAATAATCGTCGACACGACAAGGCATAGCTAGCACACCAGAAGCATGAACACCAAAATTACGTTTAAGGCCTTCAAAATTACGAGCTAATCTGAATAATTCTTTATTTTCAGATTCTAATTTTTGCCATTTTTTATATAAAGATTTTTCACTTTCGTTGCCATCTTTTAAAGCATCGTAATCTTTAAACTTAGGTTGTGGTGGTACGACATCTTCAAAATCATCAATTTGTTTACTTAATAAATTCATTTTTTCAAACGGAATTTTTAATGCACGTCCAACATCTTTCAACCCAGATTTAACACCTTGTTGTGTATAAGTACCAATATGTGCTACATTCTCAAAGCCGTATAAATCTTTAATATGTTCAATAACTTTATCACGACCAAAGTACGACACATCTGAATCTATATCAGGTAGCCCTGTTCTGTCAATGGTTAAAAAACGACCGAATAATAAATCATACTTGATAGGATCAACATTTTTTGTTATACCAATACACCATAAAACAAGACTACCAGCGGCTGATCCACGACCCATGCCTGTCATAATATTATTAGTATCTGCCCAATTAATAAATTCACGAACGATCAGCATGTAATCAGCAAAGTTTTTATAGTTAATAATATTTAATTCATAAGCCAATCTTTTTTCATAATTAACAATATCATCAGCAATATATTTATAATGTTTAGCTAATTCATATAAACCTTTATAAGCAAGTTCACGCAATTCTTTTTTAGTATTATTAGAATTAGGAAGCTTTGGCATTAATGGAGTTGAGCTACCTAATGTTACGTCTTCGACCATATTAGCAATAATTTGTGTATTATTCATAGCTTCAAGATATAAAGCATATTTTTTTAAAGCAGTTTCACGATCTGTTTCGGTTTTATTAAGAATATCCTTAAAACCGGCTTGCATTTCTTCTTCGCTTTTAAGCCAGTAGTTATGATCGTATTTCATACGATTAGGATTATATATATCAGTACCAGTGCCGATACACACTAATACGTCATGATCTTTATTATCTGTTTTTAATACGTAATGTACATCGCTAGTAGCTATTAAAGGGATATCGTGTTTGGCATGCATTTCCATATAAAAGTTATTAACATTAACTTGATCGCTAAAATTATTAGGTTGCACTTCTAAATAAAATCTATCTTTAAAGATATCTTTATATTCTTTTAATAAAGTTTCGGCCAATTGTCGATCGCCCTTATTAAAGGTTTTAGCTACGATATTAGCAACACATGCCGTCGTACAAATAACACCTTCGCTATATTTACGAAGCATTCCCATATCGAATAAGAACCGTCCGTTATATGTACAAATTTTAGCTGCTTCACTTTGTAATTTTATTAGATTGTTTAAACCAGTTTGGTTCATTGCTAATAAAATTAAATGATATTGACGTGTATCATACATAAAAGGTCTAATACGTTCTTTAACTTCTTTAATACCTTTAAAACCTTTTTTCTTCGTAATGACAGCTTGTGCTTCTTCTTCAGTAACGACGCCTTCTCGAAAAGCATCGGTGGCTGCATCAGCCCAACGATTATCAACATCTTTAGCTAATTCTTCAGTATTCCAAGTTTGATAACCTTCGAATCCAAGAATTGGCTTAATACCTTGCTTTTGACATTCTTTTTGAAATTCATAAATACCGCCCATATGATTATGGTCGGTAATAGCTAAACTTGTCATACCTAGTTCTTTTGCTCTCGATACTAATTTAGGTATATGACAGTAGCCATCTAAAAAGCTATATGCTGTATGCACATGTAGATGTGTAAACATTGATTATTCCTCCTTAACAATCTTATCAATTCGTAATGTGTATAACTTAGGCTTCATGAAGTTCTTAGTTATATCGCCAATAATACGAACCCTGTCTCCTTGTCTAAAGCCAAGATCTCCAGCACCCCAGTGCCAAAAATCGATTTGTTTTTTGCCGTCGAATAACGTATATTTAATATTCTTATCGTTATTCTTACTTACGCTTATCGACGTAATCGTTAAATCTTTAATACAGATCTTAGGTTTTTCAAACGATACGTTATCATATGCTAATAAATAAAATGAATTATAAGCTTCTTTCGTTAAATCAGACAACGTAAAATAAATCAATTCGTCGTCTTTGCTACGAGTAGATTCGACAACTTGATATTTAGCTAATTCATTAATTTTATCAGTTAACGATTGTTTAAATTCTTCGACTTTGTCATTATAAATAGCAAAGCCACAAGCAGCCGCATGTCCACCAAATGAATATACATTTTCATCGTTAGCTAATAATACATTCAATGGATATGAATTACTTCGTGCGGAACCATGAATTAATTGCTCTTGATCGTCGATACCGACAAACGAAGGCAATCCGCTATAGTCTTCTAACTTACCAGCTAATATACCGAGTATACCTAATGGAGCTTCGTCTAATGCTACTAATGCAATATTATAATCTTCATTGTAACTTTCATTATATTTTTTCTTAATGATATCAGTATATTCTTTAGTTAACTCTTTTCGCTGATTATTATATTCTTCGACATTATTACATACATCTTCAGCATCTTCACTAATATCTAATAATTCGATCGACGATTTAATATCAAATAATCGAGCACAACTATTAAGACGAGGAGCTAAATCCCAAGATACGAATTCACTATTCATTCGAGGCGAACCCATATTCTTAACGAATTGTCTTAGTGTGTTTGGTACATTGCCTTCATTAATTTGTTTAAAACCTTTTTGCACAATAGCTTGATTAACGATACTAGCCATTGGCATTACGTCGGCAATGGCTCCGATAGCTGCTAAATAAATTAATTTATTCGTATGATAATAATTATAGCCTAAGGTTCGTTCGATAGCTCGACAGAAATACAAAGCGATTTCGGCACCGCATAATGCTTTAGCCCAATGATCGCTTTCGGTAATATGCTGATCGACAATTATTGTGTCGGGCAATACTTCTTGTGGCAAATGATGATCAGTAATAATAATCGGTATATTATATTTCTTACAAAGTTCAGTTTCTTCGACTTTGGTAATACCGTTATCGACTGTAATAATTAATGGCTTTAATTGACATTTATATCGTTCGTTAATTTTTTCAATAAAGTCGATACTTAAACCATAACCATCGCTACGTTCTGGGAAATAGACTTCGCTATAATTTTTAAACTGTGCCAAAAAGCGTTTCATTATAGTACCGCTTGTCATGCCGTCGACATCGTAGTCGGCATAAACAAAAATATCGCGTCCTTGTTTTAAATAATCAACGAATAAGGACGCAGCTTCGTTGATATTAATAATCTCGTTAGTTTCATCAACATTAATGATTTTATCCTGATCATATAACATATTATATGCATCATCTAACGGAATTTGTTTTAGCTCAAATATTTGAGCTACTAAATCATTAACTTTAAGACGAGATCTGTACTTATCTTTTGTTATCATAAGCAACCGCCTTTCCCTTATATTATAGCACATATACATAAAAAAAGCGAGTAGCTTTCGCTACTCGTTTCTTTTTTTACGTCGATTAATATCTTTACCCGTAAGCTTCTCCAGTTTATTTAAAGCACCACGACGAATCTTACGATATGTTTGAATATCGACGCCAATCTTATTAGCTATTTCGACTGGCTTAGCATTCTCAGCATATACCATAGCTAATATTAAACGTTCTGTTGGGGTAAGATGTGAAAATAGATCGTTACATACTTCACCATTAATCCATAGGTCGCTAAAATTTCCATTATCATCGACGACGATTTGATCAAGGAGATCGGCTTTATGCATCGTTAATGAAGATAGATTACTTACGCCGATATCATTCATATCAGATCGATCGTAGGAATTATTAATACGATCTTTAAGATGAGCCTGAATGAATCTAAATAATTCATAACGAAATACATATGTTAAATATGCGTTAAAACTACGATTCGTTTTTTTATATTTCATGACCATAGTTGAGAACAATGTTTTTAAATCTTGTTCAACATCACATTGTTTAGCATAGTTGTCACGAATTAAACTTAAACTACGATTTACTTCGGCATATTCATCTTTATTAAGATGCCAATTTTTAAATACTTTAGAACGTAGATATTTATTAGCAATATATAAGCCGATGAATTCTCGAGATACTTTATTATTAAGATAAATCTTATCTTCTAATAATAGATCGCGAAACATATTTAAAAATGGTTCAAATCGAATTAATAGTTCTTGTAATAATTCATCTCGACGTCGAGGGTCCGTATTATGACTTTGACATTCTAATACTAACGAATCGACTTCTTCCCAAGCTTCTCTTTGTCCGTCTAAAATTTTATGGTCGGACATTATTTTTTCTTTTTAGTCTTTCTTTTTAATTTTTTAATTTCATCGAGAGACATCCATTGTCCATCATGAAATTGTAAACATTCAAGTTTGAGTTCTTCATATTTATATTCGAAAAGTTTTTTCTTGAGATTAAAATCGACAGTGACCTTGCCTTTGATATCGATAACACGAATACTTTTATCTAAGTTAGTAATTACGAAATCGGCGATATAATTTATCGGTAAAATTTTCTTACCGTTTTTTCTAAAGCCAGGCTGTAATTCATATGTTACTTGTCGTTCAAATCCAAGAATAGCTTTTTCTTTTAGTTTTTCTTTAAGGTAAATATAATAACTAGCTTCCATTAAGCTATCAAATTTAATACCGTCGACATATGGTTTATATGAAAAATATCGACTCTTTTTAAGTTTATCTTTGACTTGTGGAAGCTCGAAGCTTTTGATCAACTTTTTCTTTTTATATTCTTTCCATAAAATATGAGTATCTCGTAAAGCTTTCGTTTTATATTTACATCCGTCTATTTCATATGGCATATATATTACTTTCCGGTAAATGTACGAGATATCTCTGGGATAAATCGACATTTACTCGATTCTTCTCGAACCGGGAAATATATATTATTAGCAATTCCTTTTAACACATTATTAGCAATGAAATTAAGACGTTCTATCGAGCTAATATCACGATATGCTATGAATGTATTATTAGTCTTAGGATAATAAAACATAACACCACTTAACTGAAAATCAAATGCATCATATGCAGCTTTCCAGTCTAGGCTACATTTAATATCGCTATCACATTTATCTTGATTAAATGTTTGATCGAATACTGGATAGAATAAAAAATATTTACCATTTTTATAAGCGATCGGTCCGATATCAACTTCGATCTCGCCCTCATCGAAAGTTAATGTATGCATATGGCCTATGCTAATAATATTAATTTCCTGAGAAGAACAATAATTGTATAATTTATCTAATCTTGCTAGTCCACTAATCACATCTTTTGGTTTAATACGATGCGGTGCATTTTCTAATTCTTTATCTAAAAGCGTCGACATTTCAGGCATGCCGATAATATTTTTAGAATAGATACTGCCTAAAAATACATACGCAATCTTTAACAAAGACGAGCGTATGGTACGCTCGTCTATCGGGATAGGTGTATTATATTTTATATTGTAAAACCAAGGGCTATCAAGATAATCTAAGAATTGATTACTTGTTATTTTCATAGATCATTAATGCTACTTTATAAGATTCATAGAACAATTGATCAGGACTACTTAAATTAGGACGTAATAAAGGGACATCTGTTTCTTGTCCTAACAAAGATTCACATGACTGAGTAATTTTAATGCGAAAATCTTCGAACAGCATTTCTGTTCCTTGAGGAAGATCTGACGCATCAAAGCAATCTTTAAAATAGTCACGTACATTAAATAAATCTTTATAATTATCAATTGTCATATCGTCTAATAAAATACGACGAACAGCATAGACTAACGATAATTTTAATACGTCGAATACGACAGGTTGTAAACCAAATCGAGCATCACATAATGTTTTTAAAATAGGCGTCCAAATACCGATAAAATTCTCTCGTTCAAGAGTTGTCGGAACATGACTAACTTTTTCTTCCATATAGTCATAAAAGACTTGATATGGATTTAATACTGAGTCTGACATTACTAACCTCTTATAATATTGTTAAAACGTTCACTATCTTGAAGCGTACATTCTGTTACTTTGGAATATTCAGGAATGAAATAATAGAATGTACGACCTTTAAATTCACTGCGTTTATTCTTAGCCCAATAGACTTCAATAATAGGCTGAATTTCTTCTTTACCCTCTCGAGTATAGAATACTTTAGCACTATTGCTATTTTTACTTACGTCGTTATGGACTAAGAACGTAACGCTGGCATCATATTGTAATCGTACCGTATCTTTTAAATCGTCTAGGCTAGGACGACCACCATGATTTAATTTACGTAAATGTGCTGTGCCAAATACTGGAATTTGTAAATCAGTATTAGCTAATTTTTTAAGATCTTCTGATAAAGATTCATATTTGTTTTTAATATCTTTAAAATCTTTATTTTTATAACGCAAATCAGATATAGAATCGATACCGATTATAATATTATTTTTGTCGTCGAGCGATTTGACAAACTCCTGAGCCTGTTTTGCATGGTCTACAATATCTTCGTACGTATGCAATTTAGTGCCGTCGGTCATCATAAATTGATGGCTCTGCTCCTTTAATAGTTGAATACCTTCTTTACGACGTCGTAATTGTTCTCGAATTTGTTCGATATTAAATTCTTCGTCAGGTGTTCTCGGAGTAATCGCTGCAAACTTCTCATAACGTTTTGGCTTAGCTGCTACGGCTATCGGAATATTTTGATCCATAGCTATAATTCTCGGGATAACTTCGCCGACAGTATCGTCTAACGTATAGTAAATAGCAAATAAATTATTCTTAGCCGTCGTGCCATAATCTTTTAATAGATTAGACATAATAGCTGTTTTACCACCATTAGATTCACCGGCAAAGATATAAAATCCTTTTGTTAAACCACTAAGCTTGTCGTTAAAAATGCTAAAGTTAGACGTATCATAACCTTCTTCTTCTTCCTTTTCCGTTTCGATTTCATATTCTTCATATATCGAACGTGATTCTTCAAAAAAATTTATACTCATAATTAACTCCATCTATATATGATTCTATTCGAACCACTTCTATAATTATCATAATATATTGTATTTACTTTATCGAGAATATCGACTTCGTAATTTGTTAAATTTAATAACGAGCTAACATAGCTGGTATATTCATCTATTAAATATAAACAAATATCAACAGCTTCCATTAGCTGATTGTTATATCGATTTAACAAATAATCGATAGCACCTATATCACGATTATAATCTTTTATAACTAAAGAATTAGTTTTTGAATAAAAGAAACGTAGTAAATCATCCTTCGTAAATGAAATTTTCATTTCTTTAAAAAACTTAATATCTTTAGGCGTGATATTAGCATCTATCGAAAGAGTTGGTGGCTTCGATAGAATCTGTAGTTTAGAATTAAAATAATAAGTATCACGTTTAAGCAAACTATCATTCCATAAAGAATTTGGAAGATCGCAATATTTAATCGATTCTTTTTTAAACGTGGACAAAATCTGTATGATATCATAATCATTCATATTATTATCATATAGATAATCGATCGTATATTGTGTTATATATGTCTTATCGGTAGAATAACCAAGAATATTGGTTTCGTACCACATAGCATCAATCATAGGTAATTTCTCCTTCGTGGACTTTTACATTGTTCTTAATCATTATACCATATAAATTAAAATAAAAAAAGCCCGTACTAAGTACGGACTTTCTTAAATTCGATAGAGTACATGGCTTTTTTTACTGGAATATCAGCATAAAATACTTTAGTATTTCGTGACAACTGATTAGCTAAATCACGAGTATGTGTTTCGATTTGATATAATAAGTTATTATTAGCATAATAGCTATATAATTTAATACCTTGTTCGCTACACGTTGTTTCGTGAGCCGAATATTTGTTCGATGTATCACTACCATCTTGATTAGAAATAATAATACCATCGTCAATATATTTAATTAAATTTTGATAATCGTTACGAATAACGATATTGCTCCGTTCTGTATCGAAGTTAGCATTATACAAATAAATATGTCGTAATCCGAATGGATACAAACCTAAATTATTAGTAAATGTTAAATCAAACGATAACGTTAAAGTTTTGATAGCATATATGCTATCAAACAAAATCCTTGTATCTTCTAATGGCTGATCGTAATCCATAATAATCGCATCGTTTGACAACTGAGTACCAGGTGTCGTAATAATCGTAATTGCTTTTAATACGGCAGCACCAGCTAAAAATGGTGATAATTCGATAGCATTACAATTCGTAGCACCGATTAATGGATTATCTGGAAAATCTATAGTTACGGTTAATACATTGTCTGTATACTGATTAAATACAGGAGCTTTATCTACAATCGTATCGTGTTTTAAAATATTTGTATATTCAGAATTACTTTCACCGTTAATCGAAACAGTTGCCGACGGCTTAAAAATATATCCGACAGAACTATTAAAATTCAATACGTTTTCTAAATTACCGATAACTTTAGGATGTATACAATTACCATATGTGTCGTAAGATGAATTATTTTTTAATACTTTATTGCTATCGACAAATAATATTTTATTACTATTAAATATATTTTTACGATGCATAGCATTGCCATCGTACATTGCTTCGACTATACGATTATTTTCACGTAATGCATCGAAATCTTTTTCGAGACGAGAAGATAATGAATTATTATATTCTAACATAGCATTCATTATTTCTAATTTTTTATTATAACTATTATGTTGATTATTAATAGAAGATTGTAAATTTGTATAATCTTCTTTCATCGATTCGACTAAATCAACAAAATATTTAGATGTCTTTTTTACTTCCATTAACAACCTCAGACTATATAATTTATTTTACGATACAACTTAGCCGTTTGATTTTGTTCTAACGTACGATTATAAATATCGTCGATCTGTTTATTTCTAGACTCTTCAGCATTTAACTTAATTTTATTAAGCATAATTTCGTTATGAAGATTATAATAATTTAGAACAAATTTATCGTATTCCCATGGCCCATTATTTCTAATATTGTATTTGATCATGATCACTATACCTATTTTGTTTAACAGCTAACGATTTAATTTTAATTTCTTTATTCGTCGGATTATCAATAACAGCTACTGGTGTAGCATACGTTACTTCTTTATTATAACTAACTGTTTCTAACATATAACTATATACATTGTTATAAAATGTTCGAGAATATAATCGATTATCTTTTACTCGACATTTATCGACTGCACAGAATACAATACCGTTAGTATTAACTGATAAATGAGAAT